CAACTTCCCAATAAGCATTATCAATAAGTTCACAAATATTTTTATAATCTCTATGAAATTCAAAACCCTTTTTACGAACCTTTTTGATAATATCAAGTGTTTTACCACTCAACGTTGAATCAAAAGCTGAACAATCCCCAGCAAAATGCAAATCCCTACGGGCATGCTCCTGGTAAATTTTAGACATTGACCCACCATTAAGAGGCATTCCTACTTTAATGGGAGTTGTCTCCCACTTAAAGTTATGATTAGGTGCATAATTCCAAATGGTTGATGAAATATAACTAGTTAAAGGAGCTCCAATGACAGTCCGAACTTTGTCATTGGCCCATTTCTTAAATGGTAAAGCTTCCCCTTTAATAGAGACAGGATTTAAGGGATCCAAAGTAGGAGCCCATTTGAAAGTCTCTGCCCAAAGCTCCTGAAATTTGACCAAGCCAATTTTGTTGATAAACTTGCGTCTACTCAACTTGCGTTCAGTATGTTTCCCAGGAACTTTTGCAAAAGCACCAAGGCCATATTTCTTTTCCCATTTCCTAATAATATAATTAAAAGGAGTGAGCCTAGAATTCTTAAAAATTTCACCAACTAAGACCCACAAATCATCAACAGCCAAATCTGTGAAACTGTAATCACGGAAAAGGAAATAACGAGAAGTTGCAGACAACTCATTAGCATAAGAAGCATATGTTTCAGTTCTCTTATATTGATATTGAGAATCATTTTCAAACATTTGCAAATCTTGATCAATCATTGTCTGAACATTATGAATACCTTGATGGAAATCTAATTGAGTCAAAAACCATTCAGGATACTCATAAAACTGAAGATCTTCAGGTTCAGATAAAGTTGAGACATTAACTGGCCAACCTAACTCAGACAACTTATTCAAAGTATCTTGAATAGAATCTGGAGTAATTTCCCAATTAGTTCTCCGAATAAATGTGGGCAAAGCCAAATCATCAACTACTCTTTGGGCAGCAACCCAAGACTGATTGAACCTAGCTTGCAATTTTATCTTTGTTTTAAAGGTATCACCTTTGTCATAATACCTATCAATCAAATTTGAAATCCGATAAGGCATTGACAAAGTTCTTAATACAAGAAAAACAATGCAAGTTTTTGCAAAATGGTACATTCTATAATAGAATGATGGTGACAAGAGCTTTACAAGAATGACTATTGGTAAATGCCAGTACATATACCAAAAACCATAAGAATATCTTGTCAAAACATCAATTGGGGCAAAGAGAGCCACCCAGGTAATAATTAAGAACAACTTAAAGCCCGCAATGACAACCTCCACACCATATTTCCCAAACTTCACTATGAGAAATAACCAATAACTAGCAAGAGTGAGAAAACTCACCAAACTAATATACAACAGATTCCAAGCAGATAATCGGGCTAAATATGCGAACCTTCCAATTGAAAGAGCTAATCTAATCAGTGGTTGGCATAACTTAACTGCTTCAGTGTCCCAAATATTGACCTCAATCTTCCCAGCAGCAGTGAAACTTGCAAGACTAATCAAGTCAATACCAGTTGGGACAGCATCATTAATTAATGCAATTGGAAGCACAAACCTTTCCCTAGGGATATGAATCATTACAGGTTCAAAACCCCGAAATTTAACCAATCTAGATGCATCAACCACCCAAAGTAGGAAGTTTGCCAAAATACTAGCAAGAAAATCCAGGAAGTAATTCCCGGGCTTAGTTCCAACAACCAAGCCTAAACCTGGGGCTTCAGAAAAATCATAAAACCATGTAAACCCTATATGGAAAACACGGAAAACAAGTCTTTCAACAGAAGATGGTCCTATTTGATAAAGAGAGGCCAATATTTTGAGGGAAGTTACAATACAAGTGCTAATACTAGCAAATGTAATAAAAGACATCCCATAAACGAAGACTAAAGTAGTTAAATAAGTATAGACTGATCCAATAGGGATAAGTGCAAGGAAAGTGGTGAAAACAGCTAAGAAAAGCAAGTAAAACACACCACCACAAAAGAACCCTAATCTAATAATTAATGATGCTGCTACTTCCGGCAAAACAAATTGCGGTTTC